AAAAAATTAGCTATCTGTAGTTCTTGCGAAAACTACAAAAAAATAATAAAAACATGTAATATTTGCAAATGTGTTATGCCTTTAAAAGTTTTTATAAAAGGTAACACATGCCCTATTGGCAAACATGAGATATAAAATGATAAAAGCAAAACCCTTTAAATACGCAAGAAGAGGCAGACCAAGCAAATCTGATATAGCAGCTAGAAAAAAAGCTGAAAGATTAGAAGCGTGCAAGATGTTTGGCTCGATTGGATTATTTTGTTTAATAATTTTAATTTTAGTTTTTAGTGCATCTAGCTTGAGGTAAAAATGGCAGATCCAATAACAAATTCAGTAGTTGGTATTGCAGGCAACGTGCTTAATAAATTTGTTGCAGACAAAAATCTTAAGATGCAACTTGAGCATGAACTTAAGACTCAATTACAGACCGCTAATCTTGCACAAATAGAAGTTAATAAGATTGAAGCTGCCAGTAAGAGTTGGTTTGTGGCGGGCTGGAGACCGAGTGTCGGCTGGGTCTGTAGTTTAGCTATGCTTTATCACTTTATTCTTGCGCCTATGATTCAGTTTGCTATCGGCATAGCTGGTATACAAGTTGATTTGCCTGAATTTGAATTTAGTCAACTATCAACGATTCTAATGGCAATGCTAGGAATGGCTGGTCTTAGAACTTATGAAAAGAAAGAAAAGGTAACAAAGGGAAACTGATGTCTTGGGAAAATTTTAACTTAGATGAATTTGCTTGTAGGCATTGTGGAAAAAATCTTATAAGCCACAACTTAGTTGATAAGTTGCAGAGTTTAAGAACTGAGTTAGGTTTTCCTTTTGTTATAACTTCTGGCTACAGATGTACTGAACACCCTAATGAAATAAGTAAAAGCAAGCCAGGCACTCATGCTATGGGTTTAGCAGTTGATATTTTGTCACATGGCGAACAGGCTTACCAAATAGTTGCTACTGCTCCTAAACATGGTTTCACAGGTATAGGAGTCAATCAAAAAGGACAAGGGCGATTCATACATCTTGATATAGCAGAAGTAAATCATGGCAAACTAAGACCAACTATATGGAGTTACTAATGTCTAGATCTACTGTCAAAGAAGTCGCAAACCAATTAGAAACACATGAAAAAGTATGTTCAGAGAGATGGACGCATGCTTATGAAAGATTTGACAGATTAGAAAGTATGATATCCGTAAATTCACAAAGATTATGGTGGATAGCGGGTATTATTATAAGCTTGCTTCTACCAATAGTTTATAAAAGCTTATTTTAAAACAGGAGGCGCATGACCCCCCAAAATATAATGATTGGTAGGTCAGGAGAGTTTCTAGCGGCAAGTTATTTGTCTAGGGTTTTTGACGACATTTACTTTGCAGAAGCAAGCAGTAGATTTGATTTTTTAGTGGTCAAAGATCACATAAACTACAAAATACAAGTCAAAACGACTAATGCTACATCTCTTAAGAAAAAAGATCTTTGGTGTCGTTGGGATATAGCAAAAAAACAAACAAACAAAGTATCTAAACGAGTTTATGCTTCAGATGAAGTTGATATTTTTGCCTTTGTAGCACTCATGCTAGATAAAGTTGTTTTTGTTCCAAACAGGAATTTGACAAAAACTTTTAATAAAAAGGTAGAATACTTAGAGCAAGTAGATACTTTACAGAGTTTAAATCAATCTCTTGAACAACTTTTATTAGAAACAAATGACACTACAAAGACAAGAGTTCAGACCAGGCATCAATAGAGAGGGAACCGCATACGATAATGAAGGGGGATGGTTTGATTGCAATTTAGTAAGATTTCGTATGGGTCGGCCAGAGAAGTTTGGAGGCTGGTCTAAAATAATAAATACAGCATATGAAGGAACTGCTAGAGCTTTGCATAATTGGATATCTCTAGCTGGCACAAAGTTTTTAGGCATAGGTACACATTTCAAATATTATGTAGTAGAAAACAACTCAAGTTTTTCAGATATAACACCAATAAGAAAAACTAGTACAAATAGCATAACTTTTTCTGCTACGAATGGTTCATCGGAATTGACCGTATCAGATACGGGTCATGGTGCAGTACAAAATGATTTTGTCAGTATAGAAGGAGCAGTCACACTAGGTGGTAACATAACTGCAGCTGTTTTAAATCAAGAATATCAAATAACTAGTATAGTTGACGGAGACTCCTACAAAATTACAGCGAAAGACACATCAGGCAGCACAGTAACAGCTAATTCAAGTGACTCAGGTAACGGCGGATCAGGCGTTGACGGCTACTATCAAATAAATACAGGTCTTGATTTATTTGTGCAATCAACTGGTTGGGGTGTGGGCGCTTGGGGATCAGGCGGTTGGGGTTCTTCAACTCCTTTATCTGCAACAAATCAACTTAGAATATATACACACGATAACTACGGCGAAGATTTAGTTTTCAACGTAAGAGGAGGTGGTATATATAGATGGGATCAAAGTGTTGGGTTACCTAGTAGCGCAGCTTCTTCTGAAAATACCAAAAGAGGTCAAGAACTATCAGGTCTTGCAGGAGCAAATCTTGTACCAACCTTAGGGCTACAAGTTTTGACTTCAGAAGTTGATAGACATTTAATTGTTCTTGGGGCAGATCCTTTGAACGCAGCTGGTACAGCAAGAACGCAAGCTATAGATCCTATGTTTATTGCCTTTAGTGATCAAGAAAATTTATTAGAGTTTGAACCCAAACTTACCAATACTGCAGGCTCATTGCGATTATCTGCTGGATCGCAAATTATGGGAGCAGTTAAGTCAAGACAAGAGATTATAATATTTACCGATACTTCTGTTTATAACATGCAGTTTGTAGGTCCACCATTTACATTTGCTTTGAATTTAATAAACGAATCAACAGGATTGGTTGGACCTAAAGCAGCTGTAACAGCTCCTGATGGTGTTTATTTTATGTCGTATGATTCTTTTTACACTTACAACGGTAGTGTTCAAGAATTACCTTGTACTGTCAAAAATTATGTTTTTAGCGATATAAATGAGTCACAAATATATAAGGTACAAGCATTTACCAATAATAAACACTCTGAAGTTGGTTGGTATTATCCTTCAGCTAGTTCTACAGAAATAGATAGGTATGTAATATTCAATTACAGAGATAACATTTGGTATTACGGGCAACTATCTAGAACTGCTTGGTTAGATGCTGGTATAGAAAATTACCCGCAAGCTGTATCAGGTGGTTATTTATACGAACATGAAGACGGGTTTGATGATGACGGCTCAGAGATGACTAATGTTTTTATAGAGTCGTCTGATTTTGACATAGGAGACGGCGATAAATTTGTATTTATGAGAAGGCTAATACCTGACATAAAGTTTCTAGATACAGATGCTAACTCTACAGTAAACATAATTACTAAAACTAGAAACTTTCCTGGAGACTCTTTATCTACAGCAAGCACATCTACTATTAGCCCATCTACTCAACAGTCACATATTAGAGCTAGGGGCAGACAAGCAGTCATACGAATAGCATCAAATGATGGAGATGGCACTAATCTTGGAGTAGGTTGGAGGTTTGGATCTACGAGACTAGATATCAGACCTGATGGTAGAAGGTAATGTCAAAACTATTAACTACAAGATTACCATTAGCTAGTAATGAGGTAACTCCTGAATTATTCAATAGATTAATACGTATTTTAGAGATCAACTTAGGTAGTTTTGACCCAAACAATACGCTACAATTAACAGAAGCTGAAAGAGATGAGTTAAACTTTAACGTAGGTTCGTTGATTTTTAACACAACTACTAACAGCCTACAATTATTCGATGGGGTAGAGTTTGTTAATTTAAGCACTCCCTTCGCCTTACTTACAGTAACTAACGAGAACGTTAAGTTTCCTGCATTTATAACCTCCTCTTTGGGAGCAGTAACAATTACAATTTCATGATGATATGCAAGAATTAAGAGAAAATTTAAAAGGTATAGCTACATTAGGAAGATTTGAAGACGATACATTAGCTCATGTGGCTACAGGCGAGATGGTTTTACCGCCTGATATACTAGACAACAAACTGCTCATGTCCCTAAAAAAGAAATTAGAGGACAAAGGTTATGATGATTTTGATTCATTTTTCGTTGGTTCAGATACTGCCTCTATAAATCCTATTACAGGACTGCCTGAATACGGATTTAGCTTAAAAAGAGCCTTAGGTATAAAAGGCAGCGTATCAAAGAAATTAAAGAAGTTAGGTAAGAAAATAGCTCCAATAGCTGCAGTAGGACTTGCAGTAGGCTTACCTTTTGCTGCTCCATTTGTTTTAGCTATGGGTGGTACTGCGATAGGAGCTGCCGCCGCTGCGGGTGGTATAGGAGCCGCTGCAGGATCTTTTCTAAAAGGCGAGAAACCAAAAGATGTAATTACTGAAGGAGCTAAAGGAGCTGCGTCTGCTGCTGCTATGGCGACTATTTCAAGTGGTATAAAAGGCGTAAAAGATGGGGTTGGTTTTGCAGAGGGCGTAAAAGCAGGGGCTAGTGTTAGTCCTGAAATGCAAACTTTATTAGACAAAAGAAATGTTACTACAGAGCTTACATCAGGCAATCAACCCGCTATGACTGGCACAGATGTGGTACAACAAGGTACTATGTCTCCAACTACAGATGCATCAGGAGCTGGATCTTTATTAGGTGGCGAAGTTGATGAAGTTATGAAAGTTGTAGGAAGCGTTCCAACGCAACCAAGTTTTTCTGAGTTATTTGGGGCAGGTTATGTGCCAACTATTACTGATTATTCACTTGCAGAAGACGCTGCAGAAGCAACAAAGAAAGGTTTAGGAGATGTACTTAAAGATACTTTCTTTGGATCTATTTCAAATATAGATCCTGCCTTGTTGGCTCTATCTACTGCCTACGGTAAATTAGCAGAGAAAGAAGCTAAGAAATATCAGTATGGTCAAAAAGATATAAGAGATTTAAGACCAGAACC